GATAGTACCGATAATATCTTAGGATGTGCACAACGTAAAGATGTAGTAACTAAGTCTGGCCCAAACAAAGGTAAAGTAACTAACAAGCGAGTTGGTATTGGTGAAATGAAAGCTTATAAACTTATCATAAATGCTATTATAAATAAGAAAGATAAGACTCCCTCTGAGGCAGTGCTTGAATTAGTTAAACAAGAGTACTTCAAGATTTGGGGCAAGAACTGGCAGTACCATATGGAAACTCAAGCTAACTTACTTTACATGGTAAGACTACAACGTGGTGAGATAATAAGACGTTGGACTGTAGATGGACGTAAAGAGTACTTTCATTTAGTGGAAGGTAAGATACTAACAGAAGAGGTATTTCTAAATGACTACAAATAATGAAAGTAATGGTAAATTATTTTACACAAGTAAATATGATTTCACAAGTAAACATGATTTCACATATCCTAAAAATAAGTGGACTATGACTATAGGTAATTACAGTGTATACCAAACAACTGAATATTGTGCATGGAAAGCTTTCTGGCTAAGATTTATGGGATGGAAAGTGGAGAAAATAAATGACAACACAACTTCGTGAGAATCAAGTAGATGCTTATCGTAAAAAGAAAGCAGCTCAACAGAAATACCGTTGCCCTATTTGCAAAGGTTCATTAGCTCATGGCATAAATGCTTTAGACCATGACCATAAGAACGGACAGATACGTTCAGTATTATGTCAGTCTTGTAATGTATCAGAAGGTAAAGTTAAGGCAGGTATGAATTTCCGTACACCTTTATCTAACATGGCTCGTATAGACCCTGTTCAGTGGTTGCGTAGGTTAGCGGATTATTTAGAATATCACATGGCTAACCCATCTGGAGTGTACCATCCTACATTTGACATAGCTAAAGGTAAGCAGAAGCCAGTTAAACGTAAAGCAACTGTTAAACCTAGAAGAGTAACTAAAACACCAACTAAAATAAAGAGAACCTAATATGAATATTTTTGAATTTTTAGGCTTATCAGCCGACCACAGAAACAATGAAAAGAAAACTACCCAATTAGTTAAACACTTTGATGAAGTAGTTGAAAAGAATAAAAAAGGTAAAAACTTTGGAGTACAAATAAAGAAAGATGGTGTATGTTCTATAGTAGTTGTACATCATGGGTTTTTAAGTATTTTCTCACGTACTGCCAAAGAGTTTACTAATACTGAAATACTACGTGATACTCTTAGTAAGATGGAATTACGTAATGGCGTATACTTTGGTGAAATGACTTGTGATATAAAAGATGTTTCATTAGAAATGCTTTCGGGTGTAGTTAATCCTAATAGAGTTCAACCTCTTTCCAAAGAGCAAGTATTCATTACTAATAACCTAACAATGAACTTCTTTGACTTAATAAGCATTGAATCTTTTATTGAAGGTGCTAGTCAAACTCCTTACCGTACGCGATATGACCATTTAGTTGAACGGGTAGAATCTTCACATTATAAATCAGCTAATGTAAAAGTAATTCCTCTTGTGGGGTTTGGTGAAAAAGGTTTTGATAAACTAAATATTGTTATTCGTGAAATAGATTTTTACCTGAAAACTGCTGTAAGTATGGGCGAAGAAGGTATTATTATTGCCGACCTAGATGCTGATTGGCAAGCTGGTCATAAAGGCTGGCGCAAGATGAAGAAAGTACGTGGCGTGGACTATGACTTGAAGTGTATAGGATATGAAGAAGGTACTGGCAAATATGCTGGTAAAGTAGCTAACCTTATATTCCAATGGAAAGGTGGCAAGACTGTTAAGTGTATGCTTGGCAAAGGTTGGACTCACCAGATGGCTGAGGATATGTTTAAAGTTATTAAGCATCTTGAAAACAATGAACTACCTAGTCCTAGTTACTTAAGAAATGATAACCCTATTGGTAAGATTTTCCAAGTGTACGCACTAGAGGAAAGCAGCAAAGGTAAGTTGCGTCTACCGAAGGTAGGCGAACAACGGCACGACAAAGGAGAAGCAGATGTTAACTAAGACAACACCAATTTGTATAGGTGGAAGTACTTATGGGTACTTTAACCCTAAGACAAACAATTTTTCTTGTACACATGGTGCTTGGGATTGCAAAGCAACATTATTTGATGAAGATAATATTTGTTTGCATATGTCTCACATCAGAAAACCATATCCCTTTGTAATAATTGATAAAATACCAGAGGATTATCTAAGATGACAGAATTAAGTGAGATAGAAGTGTTATTGCCTGAACTATGTGACGAACATGAGGCAATAGCACAAGCTATGTTAGAGACTCGTGGGGATGTCAGTAAAGCATCAAGGCTTCCAAGTGTCTCACAAAATGCTATGGCTCTCAGAGCTTTAGTAAAAGCTAATCCTCAAATCCGTAGACGTTACCATGATTTGTTAACTGATGAATTAATGGATAAAGGCTTGCACATAACTGAACGAATCTTAAAGATGGTTGAGTTACAAGAGAAAGCTATGGGCTGCACAGCTATGGTAGAAGGGCCAGATGGTATGGAAGAAATAGAAATGCCAGCTGACCCTAAAATGGTTATAGAACTTTCTAAAGAAATCTCAAGATTAATAGCAGAAGGCAAGAACCAGAATATGTCCAATAAGGCAGCAGTGATGCTAACTAGTAAAGAAGATGCTAAAGAAATACTTAACAACTTCCTTGAATCATAGGTGGTATTATGAGCCACATACAAAACTTAGACAGTCATGAAGTAGACGTACTTAGAGAATATCTTGAAAATAACTTTGAAGAGTTTTCTAAGTTTTGTTTTAAAATTATGACTGGCCAGAAGTTATTGCATGTTGATTATTATGTAGTACTATTCGAAGCTATCCAAAGATTGATAGACCAAGAATGTACACGCATGATAATTAACATACCACCAAGAGCTGGCAAGACTTTGCTTATTAGTATATTCTTGCCTCTATTTGCTTGGGTACGTAACCCTTCTGGACAAACTATACTAACTGGATTTAACTCAGATGTATTAGCTGAGTGTTCAGGTTATATCAGAACTATAATGAGTGACCCAGACTTTCAACGTGTCTTCCCAGATGTTGTAATAGACAACAACAAGAAGTCAATTGAACGTCTAGGTACTATGAGTGCTGGTGTATTACATGCTATCCCAACCACAGGTAAAATGACTGGTAAAGGTTGTGGAGCATTAGTAGAAGGGTTTGCAGGACTTATGGCTATTGATGATGTCATTAAGCCTGATGATGCAAATTCTCCTACAGAAAGAGATAAAATTAATAACAGATTTTCGAATACCTTGCTATCCCGACTAGCAACAGAAACTACCCCACTAGCTATAATAATGCAGCGGTTACACGCTGATGATTTGTGTGGGTACTTGATGAAAGGTGGCTCTAGTGATGTTTATGAATGGCTCAACATTACTGGTATTATCACTAAAGACACTGGCTCGGCGGAATGGTATCAACAGCAGATAGAGGAAAATGGTTATACTCATGTAAAGCCTATCCTTTATAACTTGCCAGAGAGCGAGTTTAGAACCTATGAAGATAAGATGTTTGAAGGCAAGCTCCAGCCTATCTCGTCTTTTTGGGCGATACGTAAGACTGTTGATACCTTACTGGGGTTGCTAGAGAAAGACCGTTATACATTTTACTCACAATATCAGGGAAAGCCAGTAGGTAAAGGTAAGTCAGCTTTAAAGTCTGAACACCTAACTTATTATGGTGAGTACGACCATAAACAAATTCGCTATACGTTTATGACTGCTGATACTGCCGCTACCACTCAATCATACTCAGACCCTTCTGTAGTATGTTGGTGGGGCGTAACTAGAGCGAACGAGCTTATGCTACTAGATATAATAATAGATAAGTGGGAAGTACCAGAACTAATAATAGCTGTTAGAGATTTTTGGAATAAACATAAAAGGTTTAATAGGTCACAACCAACTATGAAGCCTAGAGCAATGTACTTAGAAGATAAGTCCAGTGGTTTATTCTTAAATCAACAGTTTATTAGGGATGGTACAGTTAGAGTGCAGCCAGTACCAAGAGACGGTACTGCTAACAATGACAAATTCTCACGGTTCTTAAACACTATACCTTACTTTGAGAAAGGTAAGATATTACTACCTAGAAACCATAAGCATACACCTTACATTGTAAGAGAACTTCTTGGACAAAGTGAGTACGGCCCTGCTACTGGTCATGATGACGTAGCTGATAATGTTTCTGATGCAGTTAATGTGGCATTTGCAGAAGCAGGTATGTCTTACGAATCTTGGAGTTAGGAGTAACTTATGAGCTTAAAAACTCGATTAGATGGCAGAAGTAAAAAGAATAATACTCTGTACATCAAAGATTCTAAAGGTAATGTGGTAGGTACATTAGTATTGCTAGATAGTCATAGCAGTAATATTGAAGTAACTACCAGTAAAGATTATCATATAGAAAAGAACAATGGGTGGTCTTCCATAAATCACAAAGGAGCTTAGTATGAGTTGCAGTGATATACCAGTCTATGACTTCACTTTATTCAAAGGTGATGACGAGACTATAGAATTCAGGTTCAAAGATGGTAATGGAGAACCTATAGACTTAACTGATTATGTTATTGATTTTGAAACTAAAATAGCAAGTCTTAATAAGGCAGCTACGATAGATGACCCAGTAACAGGCGTGTTTAAGTTTATATTTGACAGAGAAGATACAGCTGACTTAGTAGAGAAAAGAGTTAAATATAAAGTAGTGTTTTATCAAAATGATTTAAAGACTACTAAATTTGCTGGCTCTATCAACTTAGATAGCAGAGGTATATCATGACTGTAATATCAGAAGAATATGAAGTGCAGATAATTGAAGCTGTTACCGAAGATTCAGGTACGATAGATATTATAGTAAATGAAACTGAGTTTATTGAAGTAATAGAGAAAGGGCCAAAAGGTAACACAGGTGCCTCTTATGAATTTGAAGGAGGAACTAAAGGCCAAGTTTGGACTGTACTAGGCGACAATTACTATGGTTGGGAAATGCCTACGCCAGATATATTATCTGGTAATGTTTCACCAAATACTATCCCTGTAGCAGATGAAACAGGTGAGTCATTAAAAGATTCACCATTCACAGTTGAAGAAGATGGTACAGTAGTTACAGAAGGGTCGCTTAGGGCTGCTGAGTTAATAACTAGTATTGCCTCACTAAACTTAGGTGATCAAAAGAAAATTTCTGGTGTAGGGGAAGGTGTAGAAGTTCATGACATGAGTCACAATGTTCATAAACTTTTAATAAATCAACCTCTAAATATGTTTGGGCAATCTAGGTCATTTCATTATGCACAACAAGATTACCAATTAATACCAATACAACCTGTACATGACACGTTAATTAATAATCCTGAGTTTGCTATATTTACTTCTTTAGGTGACCAGATATTATATTCCTTTGAAGTAAAAGTACCAGAAGTTCAAGAAAAATGTGTAGCAGAAATTTACAGGTTGAATGACCCTAATCCTATTTGGAAAGAAGAGTTCTTTAATGTAGCTTCTGATGAACTTCAATTAGGTAAACCTGTAGTATTAGATGGTAACACTAACTATGTTTTCAAGATAACAGGTGATTTCTATGGTAATGCAGAAGGTAAAATGTATTACTCCATAGGAGCTAGATTAGCTGAAAAGTCTTTCTTGCTAGACGAGAGAGATAAAGTTGAAGTAGATGGCACACAAAACCCAAGTATTATTACAGGTGAAGGCCTTGAGTCAAGAGACTTAGGTGAAAATGTAGAAATATCTTTGTCAGGTAAAACTAGTGTAGTAGAGTTTGATGTTAACGTAGATGGCATGCCTACAGTAGATAGTAGTTATGCTGGGAAAGAAATATCTATAACTCAAAGTGGTGCAACTCAGATAATGCAAATTTTCTTTGAAGCACATAACACTTTTGAAACAGGTCAAACTTTTCATATTAGTGCTAGTGAAAGCTATGACAGTCATTTGTTTGTAGTATATTACACCTTAGCCAATGGTGCTCAAAGGGTTTTGTATCCTAGTTTTGCGTGTTCTTTAATTAGAACTAATCAAGGATGGGATACACAAACAGACGGTATGCTAACTAGAGTTGCTATAGTTAGTGATAGCGATGCTGTACAATATTCTGATACTTCTAGTGATACTAAAGGAATTCAGGCTTTTGTTTACAGCGACCATCCAGCAGTGGAGCATAAAGAAACTGATGAAGGTATTAAGGTATTAGCCATAGACCTTCACAAGAAAGCAGAAAGAAACTTGGTAAGCTTTGTGAATAAAGACTCAGTAGAAGTCAACTACGAGCAAACTTTTGTTTCTAAAGTATATTTACTTAATAAAGAAAATGTACATGGACATAGTATTGTAGTAAATATTAATGGAGAATCTGAGACGTATACAACTACTGGATTATTCTGTATAGATGAACAAAATATATGGAGTGATGAATCTAGTAGAATGGCTTTTAAAGGTGACGTAACTAATAAGTATGTAGTATTTGATAAAACTACTAACTCTTGGGTATTGTCTGATTTAGGTGTACCAACGTTAGGTGAAGTTATTAATGCTAATAAATTTCAACTAATGAATAATGGTCTATTACCTGACTCATATGGTGATGTACAAATAGATGTAAATGTAGAAAACATCCCTACACAACATTTTAGTTTATGTGTACCTGTAGAAAAGTATATTGCAGAAACAAGAACATTAATAATTAGTTTTGCTGGAACTTACCAGACAGGCTATGTAGTTTTATAAGGAAAATTAATGAGTAATAAACAAGTATTCCAAAGTTTAGATTTAAACAACCAACCGATTCAAGAGGTAGATTCATTAGAACTACTAAATGATGCCAGTCAACCAAGTCAAGCTGTAAGGCTTAGTCAAGCAGAACAAATTTCAGCTGATGCTGTACAAGCTAAATTAGTTAGTTCTCCTAACGAAAGTAGCAATGACACTGCTTTTACTTCTAACTCTATGGTAAGTTTCTTGGGTGGTAAACAAGATAATATGGAGATAGAAGCCTCTTCTGCTGCTTACTTAGCTATTGAAGATGGTTATAAGATAAAAGTAAAACAACTGCTTATTACTGATGTAAAGGTAGATACTACTCACGCCACATTAGCAGATTACTTAGCAGCTCATAGTACAGAGGACAAACAGGAAGGTGATGTTGTTATACTAGCTGGAGCTGTTGATAATCAAGAACGTAGTTGGATTAAAACAGGTTCAGCAAGTCAGGATGTTGATGGTTATACTAGATTACAAACTGATTACAATGTAAGTTCTATACGTGCCATGTTTAGTGCTGGAAGTTTCTTAACTTACAATGCTGGACAATATGAAGTAGATTTAGGTACTGCTAGCAATAAGCTAGGTGCACAAACTTTACCTCATGGGGCTACTTTTACAACTATTGCACCTAGCGCTAATACGGCCTCAGCTTTAGAAAAGTTAGAATTACTAATCAATGCAGTAGAAGAAGCTGGAGCAGATGGCACTGCCGCTGTAACTACTAGATTAGATAACCTATCTGGTGTGAGTGGTGCTAACTTAGGTACTTTTGGTGGTAGACTACCTGACAATGCCAGTATTAAACAAGTATTTAGTGCAACTGAAACTCAGTTAGGTCAACAAGAAAGCAACTTAAATACTGAATCTAGTACTCGTTCAGATGCCGATACAGCAATCAATATTAGAATTGATAATGAGATTGTTGCAAGACAAGATGCTGATGGAGCAGTTACAGCAGCTAGTGTACAAAGAGATAATATTCTACAGAATAACATTGATTCTACTAACTTATCTTTAGCTAATGAAGTCAGTAGAGCTACTTCTGCGGAAGGTCTGTTAAGTAACAGATTAGATACAGTGGAAGGCAGTGCTACTACTGTAGGCTCTATAGCTAAAGCACAAGCAGATGCGCAAGCTTACACTAATACCAAAGTAGCTACTGAAGCAAACGCTAGAGCGCAAGGTGACTATAACTTACAAGTACAGATTGATGCAATCAGTTCAGCTTTCCTTTATAAAGGTTATATAAATGCAGAAGGCCGTATAGTACATATTGACCCTTTCCATGCAAACCATAACGTATTGTTTGAAAATGCAATAATGTTTAATGGTGACTTCTATAAAGTTAATGCTAGCCAGACTATTACTTTTGGTGATGGTTCTACATTAGAAGTAGAAACTGGTGATGGCATATTAGCTATTGAAGATTTACCAGCAGGTAGCGCTGTAGCAAGTAAGCTTCATAAGACAGATAATACAGAATCAGCTGACCTTATTCGTGAAGGGATGCTAGATGGTATTACTATAGAAAAGCTAAATGGTACAGTTAAGGTTGTAGATGACTCCATTGGTCGCACACAACTTGCATCGGATGTTGAAACTGATATTGATAATAAAGTATTGAAGTCTGGTGATGTAATGACTGGTGCTTTATCTATCCAGAAAACTGTAACGGCTGGAACTGGTCATGTTGGTGGTTATGAGTATGCTGCTCATGTTAAAATGAAGTCAGTAGATACTGCATCATTAACAGATACTCAAAGAGGTCTTTTAGTTGAAAGTGAAGTTTACACTGATGGTAGCGGTAATCCACTAAGCTTAGATTATGCTAATGGTGCAACCTTAACAAGTCATTACAAAGGTGGTTCACAAGATTTAACTGTTGCATTAACTGGTGCTCTTGGAGAGGTAAGAGTGATTAACTCTGCTGCTTCAATTTATGCTACTGGTCAATATGGTGTAGCTGTTGATGAACAACTAGGCGTAAACGCAGGTGGTACTTTTATAGCACAAAATGCGGCTACTGCTAACTTAGGTATCTTTGCATTCTCTGATACTGCTGGTGCAGCTAATAACCGTTCAGCTTACTTTGCGTTAGCTCCTGATAGCTTAAACTTTGATGGCTATCGTGTTGCTCGTGTAGGTAATCCTTTACCAGTACAAGATGCTGCTGTAGTTATTGATGACTACACAGGTGCTAAACATGCGTTGTTTGTAAACGGTAAGTCAGAGTTCGATGGTAAAGTAATTGTACCTAGTTCTACTGCTGACAATGAAGCGGTGAATGGTGCTGACCTTAAAGCTAAACAGAAGATTTATTCTTTTGATTTAGTAGATGGTGTAGCTAAAGTGATTTCTGTACCTGCTGGAATGAATTTAAATAAAACAATTTGGAAAGTTGTTGATAACAACACAGATGTAAGTCTGTCTGTTACTCTTAATAATACAGCTAGTACTGTAACAGTATTAGCTAATGGTGGCAGCTTGACAGGTGTGACTTTGTTATTACAAGAGCTAAGTTGTGATGTAGAAGCTGTTTAATTTTAACTTTAGGCGTAAGCCTAGATAGGTAAGCCTATGATTAAAATGGACACACATACTAAGCAGATGTTCTTTGCAGGAATGTTTGCTTATGTGACAACTGTTTCAGGACTTATTTTTGATAGTAAGGTTAATGAAGCAAAACAAGATGAGAGAATATCTCATTTAGAGAGTAACGCTATTGAACTACAAACTGATTTAAAGTTGGTGTCAGCGGTTGCAGGGAAGCTGACTACCGAGAACGCTGCAAGGAAAGTTATGTTAGAAACACTAAACAAAACTGTAGAGCAATTAAACAAAACTACCCAAGAATTGAGTAAGGTAGCTGAGAGGCTAGATGAAAGAACAAGGGTAAGATAAATAAGTAGGAAACTATGACTACCGACAAAGAACAAGCAAAAGTACAGGTAACTGATAAAAACCCTGTACGTAAATCGCTTTATGATGGTTTGTCTAATTTGGCTACGGGACTAGGTGGTGCTAAAGATAAAGCTAGTCATAATGTCTGGAATCATTCTGGAGCTAATTATGACCATGTTGCCTTGAGTGTAAGGTATCGTGAAGATTGGCTAAGTCAAAAGGTTTGTAAAATAGTACCACAAGATATGACTAGAGAGTGGAGAAAATTTGAATCAGATGAAGCAAAAGAAGCTGATGAAATCTTCGAAGTTGCTAAACTGTTCAGAGAAGCATACACTTGGGCTAGACTATATGGTACTAGTTTTATAGTATTAGATATAGATGATGGTCGTACTACTGACAAACCTGTAAACTGGAAAAATTTAAAAGAAGGATGCTTACGGTCTATGCACGTTGTAGACAGAACTCGAATAGTGACTTTAGGTGAAATAGACCAGAAGGCTATGAGTGTAACGTTTGGCATGCCTGACCTTTACCAGTTTGTAAATACACCAGAACCTATCCATAAAGATAGACTTATTCGTTTTGAAGGTACTGAGTTGCCTATTTACGAAAGACAGAGAAACTTATGGTACAGTGACAGTGTACTTATTCCTCTAATGAAACAAATTGATAACTTTCATACAACATCTTTTGCTGCTGCACAAATGGTGCAAGAAGCTAATACTGATGTAATAAGAGTTAATGGTTTGGGTAATATATTAGAATCTGATGAAGGCACAGCAGCTATGTTGCAACGCTTCTCAGATTGGAAAAGTATAAAGTCAGTGTTTGGGGTATCTATCTTAGATGCTCAAGAAGAGTTTGACCAAAAGAAAATTCAACTCTCAGGAGTTAAAGATTTGATTTGGGAATACTTAAAGATGGTTGCTGCATCTGTTTCTATACCAGCTACTAGATTTCTTTCAGCTTCGCCTGATGGAATGAATGCTACTGGAGAATCTGATTTAGTTAACTACATAGAGACTTTACAAGGTCTTCATAAAGATATATTTGTACCTCGACTGAAAATTGTCGATAAATTAATAGCTGCACATTTTGGATTAAATGAGGACAGCTTTAAGTACGAATGGAATTGTATTTTCCCTGAGTCTGCTAGTCAAAAGGCTACTAGACTGAAAGAAGATGCTGAAAGACTTTGTATGTATGTAGACTCTGGAGTATTATCTAGAGAGTCTGCGTTACAGGAAGCGAAAGATTATGGTAGCGTAAGAAAAGATGCTACTGTAGGAGAAAACCCTAACCAACAGAAAGGAGCTAATAATGCCTAAAGGTATTCAATTAGTAGACCGTATTAGTGTACCTACTAAACGTACTATCAACGACCAAGGTCAAATGATTGTGCCATGTAAGTTTGCTCGTACTGGTTCACAGCTTTATACAGCAGGTCAACTAGGACTAGCTGATGAAGCACCAGACAAGATTGTCACAGTATTCCGTGACGAATCAGACGTGTTTGAAGAAGGCTCTATGGAATCTTTCCGTAGTGCTCCAGTTACCATTGACCATCCTAAAGATGAAAACGGTGCACCTATTAAGGTAACTTCAAAGAATTCTAAAGAACTTCAAGTAGGTGTACTAGAAGGTATGCCTGTACGTGATGAAGATACGCTAGGTGGTGTTCTTGTACTTACAGCTCAAGAAGCTATTGATAGCCTAGAAGAAGGCAACCAAGAACTATCTGCTGGATATACTTGTGATATTGAAGATGTTGATGGTAAGTTGTATCAGCGTAATATCAGAGCTAACCATATAGCTATTGTGGCTAAAGGTCGTGCAGGCTCTAGTTGCCGTATCTCTGATGAAGCTTTAGAGATTCAAGAGAAAGAGAAAGATAAAGATTCACCTGTAATGGTAGATGAAGCTTTACTCACAGATGCCTTAAATAAAATTGAAGGTTTAGAGAAAGAGTTAGAAACTCAAAAGACTTTAACAGCAGACGTAAAAGAAGTATCAGATAAAGCTGTAGCAGAATTAGAAACTGTTAAAGCTGAATTAAATGATGCCAAAGAAGCTGCTAAAGAAGATGTTGTTGAGCGTTGTAGAGTTATCGAACAAGCTAGATTAGTAGCTGACATGCGTGACTTACATGACAAAACAGTGTCTCAAGTCAGGAAGATGGTTGTAGAAGACCAAATGCCTGAGATTAAGCTAGAGGGTAAGTCAGATGACTATGTAGCAGCAATGTTTGATATGTTAGTTGACCAAGCCGAAGGTGAAACTCCAATGAGTAAAATACTAAAGAAAACAGAAACACATCTTACAGTAGATGCACCTGTTAATCCAGTGTTAGAAGCTCGAAACAAAATGATTGAAAGAAACAAAACTCTTTCTACTAAATAATTTAAAGGATAAAAATAATGCCAATTCAAGATCACAAAATTTACACTGCGAACGGCTATGCTGGTGACTTAGTAGATTCAGCTCCACGAGTAGTACAAACAGGTATCTTAGTACCTAATGCAGATGGTGTAGCAGAAGCAGGTTTTGGTCTAGCTATGTTACGTCAAGTTACTGGTACTAAGATTGAACGTGGTGTAGAGTTAGGTGGTGCAGCCAATGTATTCGCTATCTCACAACGTGAATACAACCATGAAGCATCTACCCGACCTGCTAAGCAAGGTACAGGCGCATGGGCATACAAAGAAGGTGAGTCAGTATCACTTATTCGTGAAGGCTACTTATATATTAAACTAGAAGGTGCAACAGCTATTGCTGCTGGTGAATCTCTTCATGTAGATACTAAGACTGGTGTATTCTCTAAAGAGTCTGTAGCGGGTGATATTGTTGCTGCTACTAACGTATTCTCAGAAGAAGCTGGTCAAGCTGGTGACATCATCAAAGTACGTATTGACATCAAGTAATACAACTTAAAACATAAATTATTTAGGATAAATAAAAATGGCTAAAACTGTTAAAACTTTCGCTTTAGACGAAGCTCGTGTACCACAAACTGATAAGCCTCTTGTGGATTTTGTCATTAATGATGACGTAGAAAACCTTATTAACTCTGGTGCATTAATTAATGATGATGAAGGTGTATTCTTTCAGCGTCAACTAGAGTACATCCAAGCTCAAAGCTATGATGTCTTATACCCTGACTTGATGGGTCGTACCGTCTTTGCACTTAACACAGAAGGTGGTGAAGGTATTAATACTATCACTTACCGTTCATACGACAAGCGTGGCGAGACTGCAATCATTGCTGGTAAAGCAACTGATTTACCTCGTGGCGATGTGTCTGGTGAAGAGTACTCAATCTCAGTTAAGACTTTAGGTAATGCTTATGGCTACTCTCGCCAAGAATTAGCTGCTGCTAAAGTAACTGGTATGCCTTTAGATGTACGTAAAGCAGAAGCTACTAAGCGTTCTTATGAAGAAAAGGTAAACCAATTAATCTGGTTTGGTAATGCTGAAAATAAACTTCATGGTTTATTTGGTGGCCCTGCTGACGCTCCTTGGTCTACTGTTACTACTGGTGCTGTAGCTGCTGCTGCTGGTGGTAGTAACTCTACAGTATGGGGTGTAGATAAGACTGGCGTTGAAATCGTTAAAGATTTAACTGACGCATGTGTTGCTATGTACAAAGATACTAAGAAATTATTCCGTCCAGATACAGTTCTTATCTCTGTAGAAAAGAAACAGTATCTTATGAATACACCTATTTCTGCTGAATTCCCACTTGTATCTATTATGAAGTGGTTCTTAGAAAACAACCAGTTCATTACCTCTGCTGACCAGTTTAAAGATATTAATGAATTAGAAGGTATCTATCCTGATGTAGCTGGTGGTGAAACTATTAGTGATTTCAAACCTGATGGTTCAGGTGTTGAAGGTTTTACTATCTTTGCTTCTGGTGCAGATAACGCTCGTGTACGTGAACCTTTCCCTTACATGCACTTACCTGTGCAACTTAAAGGCTTAGAATTTGAAATCAATTGTTACGGTCGTTTCGCTGGTTTAGAAATGATTCGTCCTTCTGCTTTCCAACACTTCACAAACATTTAATTAATTAGGTAGCCATAGTACATAGCTATGGCTACCACTTTCATGGAGAATAAATAATGCGTATTCAATCAAAAACAACTTGTAACTTGAGCTACCATATCAATGGCCAACGAGTATTAATTCCTGCTGGTGCAACATTAGAGCTTCAAGATGAAGCATATCCTGATGCTAGTAAAGTTCTTGGCGCTGCTGTAAAGAAAGGTACTCTAGTATTCTTAAAAGCACCTAAACTTTCTAAAGAAGCTCAAGCAAAGAAAGATGCAGAAGAATTAGCTGCTGCCGAAGCTTTAGTTGCTGCTGCTAAGAAGAAGAAGTAATTATGGCTACAGTAGCGCAGTTCCAAACACGATTCCCTGAATTTTGCCAAGTCGATGACGATAGAGTACAACTATTCTTGGATGATGCTGCGCAACTAATGAATGACCCTGCTAAGTGGTTAAGCTTTTATGATACAGCTCATGCTTACTATGCAGCTCACTTGTTAGCTGTAGCAGAACATACAGAGTCAGGCGATTCAGGTATAATGGCACCAGCTAAGAAACAAGAAGTAGATGATGTTGTTATACATAATGCTATAGGTGATTTAAA